CCCAATAGTCTTGGTTGTAATAGTAGGTGTTAAGAGTCTACCATTGTCATCAGTTGAGATATCACCTACCTCATCAGGACCGACATAGATCTTAGGTTCTTTGTATCCTTCACCCACATTTGTGATGTCGATAGTATCAAGGACTGGTATGATGTCATCACAATTAGCGTACAATGCTGTAGCATTAGTAGGAATAGCGAGGTCAAAGTACTCTTGCTGTGGGTTGAGTACAAACTTATATGTACCACCAAGTGTTTGTACTTTTAAACCAGGTGGAATGTAATCAGTCTTTTCTAGAGTAGCGAGAGACACCAGTCCAGTGCTCTCATAGTCATAGTCTATAATCTGTAGCACTGCTTGGTTAGGATCGCCATCCTCTTCCTGATAGTAGAGTACATCTCCTGTGTCTGCATAGTCTGCCAACTCAGCAGCATCTATAAGGAAGTGCTTCTGTTCTTTGGGGCAGTATGTATTGTCTGGGTCTAGACCATAACCAATGCCAGGTTTGTCGACTCTAACTTTCTCTATCTTACCATCCTTAATGATAGGTGTAAGTTCAGCACCTGATCCTTCTGGTTCATTACATGAGAACATTGCTCTTGCTCTAGCAGTGGTGTTGATGTTAGATCCTTTCTTTCTCATCAGCACACCAACCATGGCACCTATGTCATCAATGATAGGTAGTGCCTTCAAAATGCTAGTGCTCTGTGCATTGTCAAAAATTATTTCTGGGAAACATGGTTTCTTACGTGTGTTTCTCGGTGAGCAGTTGATCGTATCGTAATTGATCTTACCCTCTGAGTCACGGATAGGATAGATGCTATCGAACTTCTCTACTAGACTCTTACCCTTCTCAAATGTTTTCTCTGATACACCTGTGCCAGGTGCTCCAACCTCTGCGAACTCACCGTTCTTGGTGTTGAATGCTTTCTTGACAAACTTACCACCGACCAGTTTCGTAACGGGAACCCAACCACGGGAGTTAGGTATAGCAGTGCCAACCAGAGTTGTCTTACCATCCTTAAGTGCTGCTTTTGCTGCATCACTGTACTGACTTGCTTGTTTCTTCTGCTTATCTGCTTCACTCTCCTTAGCACCTGATCCTGTCTCAAATGTTGATAGTCCAAGAGCACAAGATAGATCTCCTTCACAAACCATGTCGATTAGATCAAGGACTTTGCTAGCAATGCCTTGAATGATAGCAGCGTTGTTCTTGATAGCACCGAGTGCACCGTTGAGGATACTAAGAGCAGCATCAATACCCTTCATTAACTTGTCCATGATGCCACCGAACAGTTCTTGGAAGATATCCTTTGCCAAACACAATGCAGCGTCTAGTGCTTGTTCAAGAAGATCTTTCAATAGACCACCGATCACATCAGCTAACTCATTGAAGATTTGTTTGAAGAGACAGTTAACAAGATCTCCTACGTTCTTGAGTTGATCAACAGCAGGATCCAATAGTGAAGGATCAGGGATCTTGATGTCGTTGATGACCTTCTGGATCTCCTTCTGTGCTTCCTTCATTACTGTACCCTTGACGTTGGAGAGTACACCACCCATGAAACCTTGTATTCTGCTCTGTATCTTCTCTATCTCTTCTGCTACGTCCTCTATCTTACCAGTCTTTTTGTTGATGAACTCACCTATATCATTCTTCTCTATACCTCTAGCAAACTTTAGGAACTCAGCAGTAGCACCTTTGATCTTAACATCAGAGGGTGTACCACACTTACCATTACCTACGTGGATAGTATATTTCTTCCTGTCATCAGCAGCTTTCATTGCTTCTGTAGCCTTTGATGCCTCACCACGTGGGTTGACTGTAGATACTGTGTTCTCTTCTGTTGTTACCTCTTCCGTCTTCGTGTTAGTTCCTGTCTTCTGATCCTTGTTTGTGGTATCAGCTGTACCAGCTACAACACCACCGCCATCACCATGCTTCTTTGGTTTATAGTCAAGTGCGTGTACCTGTTGATATCCAAAACCAGATGCCTGTGGTAACTTAGTGTACACATCCTTTGGGTTCTGGTCACTGATACTACCCATGATGATAGGTATCTGAGCACTGGATCCATCCATAAAGAATCCAACTACCCAACCGTTAACTTGTAACTGTTGAATAGATCCCATACCACTCTTCATGGCATACACCACTGGCATGACACATGATGCCCATGGTAGATCTCTAGTTGGTAGTACCTCTTTATCTGGGTTGTGATACCCTACGATTCTTACCTTGACCTTACCTGTGTAATCATAGTCTTTAGACTCTGCGTTCGCACCCGTATACTCTGGGTCAGACCCGTCGTTCTCGACTTGTCCAATCCACCAGTTGAATCCATCTTTACCTATGGCATGTGCAGCACTTTCTAAATTCATCCCATGCTATCCCTAAACAATGTTACTCTTGTAGACATAGAGTCGTTCTCTGTCAAAAATTGACGGTAGATCTTGCCTACTATGTATCTACCACTGACCTGAGTATCAACTTCACCTGTACGAGGATCGTTCTTTATAACGTCGACTACCTCTCCTAGACGTAGATCCATTTCTTCTGCTACGTATTCAAATACAGCAGACTGATTGAAAAAGAATTGATTCCTTATCATACTCTGACTGAGCTGTCTTGTCAAGTCTTGAGTGTATGTACCCTCAGTGTACATCGCTGTGTCCATGACCTTTGTCATGATCCTTGTTGGTTGACCACCACCTAGATCTTTGCCACCAAATCTCTTGTAGAACTCTGGTAACTGTGACTCAGCATCTAACTTCTTCATCTCAGGATAGAAGTCATTGATATAGAATGGAACCTCTGTGTACTTGAAGTCCTTCATGTCTAGTGTGAATGTAGCACTAGCATAACTACCGAGATTCAGACCACGAAATATGTCCGACGTACCAGTCAATGTAAATCCATTGATATAGATGTCATTCTTGTTTGGATTCTCAGTCTCCATATTGATATGGACTGTCCGTCTGGTATCTTGATCCACTAGGTTGTCCATAGACTTGTAGTGATATCCTTCACGATCTTCATAAAATAGATACCCCGCACTCTTCATACCTGACCCACTCTTGTGAACAGATCTCCATGACAACCAAGAGATAATAGTATATGGATCCCAGTATGGACTGACAAATGATAGTTTAGTCTCTGACTCATCCATCAATACCTTTTTATTTGACTTAAGTTCTTCTTCAACTAAGTGTCCTACTATCTCATGTGTATACTTACCACCACCTTTACCAAATCTCTTTGATATCTTTAGACTAGAATTTCTGATAGCGTCCAATGCCACACAGAATATTGTTGCCTGTGTTTGTTTACCATCAAGAATCATCCTGTCCTGTATGTCATACACAACCATTTGGTGTGCTATGTAGTTTTTCTCATCAGAGTCACAGAAAACAATCTCTACTGGTTCCATACCCTTGAGTCTGCCCAGTACACCACTAGATGAGTCAGTCAACTTAATTGCTATGATGACATTTGCTTTGGTTATATCCTCAAAGTGATGTATCTCTAGTAAATTATTAGCACCAAAAGGTTGCACCACAAGACCTGTAGTGTCAGTGCTAGGGTCACGTGCTGACACACCGATCTTTAGATCTACGAGTTGAAAATTAGCGGTTCCTTCTGTGTTCATTGATCGTGTGGGGTCTCTCCTCCATGAGTAGTTACGAGTGTAGCAGTCAGATACTTACTGATTCTCAATTCATTTGGTTGTACTGAGTTTGAATCATCAATACCATTGTTACCCTGTTGAGAAGCTTTCATCATTTCTGCGAACGCTGTCTGCATACCAGACATATCGGCACCACCCTCACCAGGTTTCTGTATCATCTTCTGTGTCTTCTCAGATATGAACTCATTGTTCTGTTCTATGGTCTGATTAGTAAGACTGTTGATGTCCTGCTTCGCGTATTGACTACCCTCAGCAGCTGGTTTTCTTCCACCCAGTATTCTATTTAATATACTTGTACCAGCTGTAATTGCCATACCCGCAGGGGTCATCTTAAACATATTTTTCGCACCTTGTACAAAATTACTGAAAATATTTTTTGTACTTTTCTTGCTACTCTTTGTTGATGTTGTGTCACCACCCTTCTGATCACCACCTCTGTACTCAGTGCTATATGAAAGATTATTCAGATTGCGAGGATTAACTATCATATCTTTAGGATGGAAATAGTCACTACCACCAGTGATAGGATTATATGATTTTCCTCCTTCCTTCTTCTCTCCTTTCTTCTTCCTATTGAACAGTCTACTTAAGAAACTTTTCTTTTTGGTCTCTGTTTCTTTGGTGCTAGTCTCTTCTGAGGTTTTAGTCTCTGAAGTTTTAGACTCTTTACTTGATGCTGAAAGTCCAAATGCTGACGCTATCTGTGCTACCTGTTTCT